GTACAGCATGAACTTACGCTCTAATAATGAACGATATACTATCTTTGTGACATCACCAACATATTTTTTTGGGTTGCTGGGGCGATATAAACCTTTGTAAGACTTCTTCATTTTGTTATAAATATAGAATATATATAAAGGATAAAAATGCCATCAATAAAACTAGGTCAATTAATGAGTCTTGCCAATAGATTTAGTGGTAATGCTCTATCTAATACACAGGCGAAAGCAGCGGCTTCAAATTTGTTAAAACAATCGCCGTTAGAGATACCTGACGCTAAAGCACCAACATCACATATGAGTGCAGACACATTAACGTTTGCGCCTATACAATTTCCTAGTGATTTAGGTAATGATGAACAAGGGCATTTTATGATATTTTACTCTATTTCAAATAAACACTCTACACTAGATCAACCATTTATGAAAGAATTAGGTGCAGGTGTTAGCACTGGTGAAGGTCCTGCAGGTGGGGCATCTTATTCAGTGGCAACATTAAAATCAAGTAGAAATGGTGATAGTGTAAAGGTAGGAAAAACACCTAGAAATACAGTCGCAGCAAAAAGTCCCACACATACACAGGTAACTGGTGCCGTTGCATTGTATATGCCTCCAGGAATTAAAGCAGAATATAGTGTAGAAAATGGAGAGACAGAATTAGGTTTAGCTGGACTTGCTACTAAATCCATAATAAACACAGCCACTGCAGTAGATACTGAAGCTCAAATTGATGCATTTTTAAAAGGTGTCGGTGGATTTGCGTTAGACGCTGCTAAAAAAATAGGTGTTGGTCTTGGAGAAGGAGCTGGATTAGGAAACATTACAGGAGCATTATCAAAAGTTTCAGGACTTGCTGAAAACCCATTTGTAGAAGTTGTATTTGAAAGAGTTAATCCAAGAAAATTTACTTATTCTTTTAATTTACAAGCAAGAACACAAAAAGAAGTGCAAGACATAAACAAAATTATTACATTTTTCAAATTTCATATGCATCCTGAAATGGAAAATGATGTAAGTGGTGGACGATATTTTAAAGTACCTAGTGAGTTTGAAATACATTATGCTTACAATGGTCAAGTTAATAACTATTTAAATAAAATATCTCGTTGCGTATTAACAGGTACCAGTGTAGATTATGGTGAAGGTGGATTTACTACATTTAGACAGTTTGACGACCAAGGTGCAGCACCTGTAAGTATTAATATGACATTATCATTTACAGAGGCAGAAATATTAACTAAAGATATGATAATGGAAGGATATTAAGATGGCGTTATATTTTCAACAATTTCCTAAAATTGCTTATGATATTTTAGGTAATAAGAATTTTAAACTTGTAACAGATATTTTTAGAAGACTTAAAATTAGATCAAGTATTGCTGATAATGTGGCATTGTTTTCTACTTATGATGTGCCAAGTGGTGAAACACCAGAAGTGACATCATTTAAACATTTTGGTACAACAGATTACCACTGGATAATATTATTAACAAATAATGTTACAGATAGATATTACGATTGGCCATTAAGTGAACAAGATTTTGAGGCATTTGTTACAAGTAAATATGATAATCCTGGAGCAGTACATCATTATGAAATTACACAATCAAGTGGGTCTTTAACAAGTAATGGACCATCTGACTACTCACATAAAATAGAAGTTAATAGTACAGAGACAGGCGCAGAGGCCATATCTAACTACGAATACGAAAGAAGACTACAAGACGAAAAAAGAAACATACAACTTTTAGATCCTAATTACCTACCATTATTTTTAGAAGAATTTGAAAAATTAACAAGAGAATAAAATGTCAACCATTGGTGATAATAAAGATACATTAAAATTTGCTGGCGATTATCAATTAGATGTTTGTACTTTAGTATCCTATCGTAAAGCAGCAGATGCACAAGATCAAGCAGTTAGAGTTAATGTATTACCTCAAGTATTAACAATTTCATATGTAGAAGATATAACTTTACAATGTATCTCTGGTGAGATTGTACTAGCAGATGTACAAGATATAAGAACAAGTTTACCATTAACAGGAATGGAAAGACTAGAACTTAAATTTTATACTCCTGGTAGTGGACTAGGTGATCGTATAGAAGCATTAGAAGAAACATCTGATCCATACTATATCTACAAAATAGAAAAGGTTAGACCATCAGGTGGTACAGGTAGACAACAAGTTTACAAATTACATTTTACAAGTAGAGAGGCATATCGTAATTCTATTTTTAGAGTAAGTCAATCATTTACAGGTCCAGTGGAAGACGCAGTGTTAAAGATAGTTAAATCGCCAGACTATTTGGATAGTCGTAAACCATTGTACCTTGAAGAAACAAAAACAAATTCAAAGTATGTCATACCAAATAAGAAACCATTTAACGCAATAAAGTTTCTAGCATCAGAAGCCATATCTAAAAACTACAATAACTCAAACTATCTATTTTTTGAGACAATGAGTGGATTTCATTTTAGAAGTATTGAATCATTGATGGCACTTGGTGGACACACAGCTAGACCAGTAAAAGAGAAATATCACCTACAACCAGCAAAAGTTAGGGTCACTGGCGAAAGAGACATAGAAAAAGATATGAGAGGTGTGATAAGTTATTCATTTGAGGATCCTGTCAATCAATTAAGTAATATGAATAGTGGTTTGTTCGCAAGTCGTGTGATAGAGCATGATATGTTTAAAAAAACAATAGTAGAAAAAGACTTTGACTATCATACATCTTTTGCTAATTACTTTCATACAGAACATAGTGACGGCGCAAAGACTGGTATTAAGTTTATACAACCGTATGCGTATTTTGATAACACAAATAAATTGTTTTCTGAACACCCATTACAAAAACTAATGTTGACAACAAATACATCAGAAGTACACGATAACTTTGTCAACCCAAGTAAGGCTGATCTCATACAAAATAGTCAATCACAAAGACAACAATTACTCAACAATAATCTAATTTTAAATGTACCAGGAAACACAAAGGTACACGCTGGTGATATGATTTCGTTTTCATTACCATATTCTAAACCAGTTGGACCAAATGAAAAACAAGAACTAAACCCATACTTCGCTGGTCGTTATCTTGTATTACAAATAAAACATACACTTTCCAGAGAAAATGGTAAACACGATATGGTATTAAGATGTTCTAAAGATTCAGTTAATTCTACATTACCAGTAGAAACAGATACAGACGTAGTAAAACTAAAAGATAAAAAAAACACTGATATTCTTACTGTAGACGAAAAAGACAATACAGAGATACAAACAGCATCTAAATTAGTAAAAGGCGCTATGGGTATATTCACTTAATATGGGAGAAATTCAGAGAGTCGCTAAATTTTTGATGGTAAGCGGTGGCAATGAGAGGTTAAATAACTCATATGAAGGTAAGAATAAATACAATTAAACGAGAGGTGATAATGAAGATTAAAGAACGAATTAAGACAATCATAGACGATTACTCATTTGCCACTGATGAAGCACGTGAGAGAAACAAGATCAAGTCTTACTTTAAGGGTCCAGAGGAAGCCACAGAAAGCCCTTGGACATATGTAAAAGACCCTATTTTACTTAAAGTTAAAGGCCATCTTGCGACTATTAAGAGTTTATGTAATAAGATTAGGAGATAAATGGCCGCTTGCGTGGGTTGCTTTTAAATGCTATTAAATAGCGTAAGCCGACCTTATTAAAACGAGAGGCATATCGGTAAAAATAAAATGATTGACAATAATTTTTTAGGACGTAACGGCTTTCTATGGTTCGTTGGTGTAGTAGAAGATAGACAAGACCCACAAAAGGTAGGCAGAGTAAGAGTAAGGTGCCTGGGCTATCACACGTCTAATAAAGAGAAGCTACCTACAGGCGATCTACCATGGAGCCAGGTGGTGCTCCCTATTACGTCTAGTGGTATATCTGGATTGGGACAAGCGCCATTGGGTCTAGTAGAAGGCTCGTGGGTGTTTGGATATTTCCGTGATGGAGAAGAAGCGCAAGAGCCGTTGATACTAGGAAGTTTACCAGGGAAGCCAGTGGAGTTAAGTAATACGTCAAAGGGCTTCTATGATCCAGCTGGAGTTTATCCCAAGTACAAAGATGAGCCAGATGTCAATAGATTAGCTGTCAACAATGAGGATTTAGAACATCTATCTCTTACATTAAGAAAGGCCACTCGTATTACGGGTATAGCCACAGCTGACTTTAACGCATATAAGAACCCTGACAATACAGATGTGGCTGCTAGTGATGGCGACACATTTGACCAGCCAGAGATACCATACAACGCCAGCTATCCATACAATCAAGTATATGAGAGTGAGAGTGGCCATATAATGGAATATGATGACACTCCAGCGAATGAGAGAATACACCAACGACATAGAACAGGAACTAGCTATGAGGTGGACGCTAGCGGCAATAAGGTAGAGATTATCAAAGGGGAGAGCTATAGACTTCTATCCAACAAAGAACAAGTACAAATACAAGGGCAATCAGATATTACAATAGATGGCCGCCACAAGCTGTATATTAACAAATCTAATACAGAAAACAACCATTACGATATACAGATAGGCGCCGGCGCTTCCATTAATATACAAGTGGACAGTGGCGATGTCAATATACACACTATACAAGGAAAGATTAATATGAATGCCGGCGGTGACTACAATCTAAAAGTAGGCGGCAACTATACAGTAGAGGTAGCCGGCAATACCAATGAGACAATAGAAGGAACAAAGACTTCCAATACCACTGGCGCCGTTATACACAGAGGTAAGACAATAGACCTTAACCCTTAACGCAAAATCATAGAGAAAAAGGCCTATTGTTATATAGCCAGCTAATCTAATCTATAAATGTAATAACAACTTTAAGGTATATCTGTAAGGGTGGCAAATCTGATATAGATTGCTGGCACTTGTTTCTAATTTTTTTTTCGTACTATTTTTTACTCTATAAAGATGGCATTCATCTTCAAGTCTCAATTCTTATACATAGCCATGTAGAATGGTCACAGGGAACCATAGAGTATAGTATAATAAATATATACAACATACAAGCGAAGCGACACGTCTCATTACATCACTGTTTACTTAATATACAAGGAAGGTTATGTATTGTCAAAATATTCAAAATATAGTAAAACACTTAAGCGACTCAAACGGTTAGCGCCAAAGGTACCCGATTATACTTGTCCCGACATAGACTTTATTGTAGATAAGGTTGAAAATCATAGTGGCTTTACAAAGTTTAGAAAGAAACTACTTGTTAG